GCCACGGCGGGGTTAACGCGACGCTCCAAGATGATCACGTCGCCAGAGGTTTGCAGGCCGCCGCCTTGCGTGAGCGCCACAACATTGGCGGAAGCCACGTCGGTCTCAACGCCCGCTTCGTCCCTGTATTTGACCGTGGCCCGCTTCTTGGTGCCGCCATCCAAGTAGTTCCACCCGACATTCGGCAGATACAAGTTGTACCCGCTCGGCTTGTAGGAGAGCTCGGCCGACACTTGCCAGTAGGTGACCTGCTGCCCGTTCACCACTTCGGTTGTCTTCTGGGCACTGATGCCATTACAGAGCCACCGATGCGGCGAAGCCCCGGCGTAGGAGTCCGAATTGACGCAGCCCGTCACCGCAATGGCCGTGGCCAGCGGGAACGCGGCGCGGTTGCCAGACACAGTGGCTCGCAGTTCGCCCTCAATCGCCTGCGCACCCTCGATGATGTCGCCCGCCGAGTTAACGAGCGGCTTGATATCGCCATTGCCGTTGCCGTTGTAGTAGCGGAACGTGGGCACCGACAGGCCGCTCGTGGAGAAGCTCCACACGTCGGGGCGGGAAAGAGGGCTGGCTTGAAATCCGCCGGTGCCTTCCGCTGGCGTGGCAAACGAATACACGGCCTCAGCCTTGTAGGCGCTGGATTCCGTGACCTGCCCATCAACGCACAGCATGTAGGCGTATTCGGGGTGCGCCGTGCCGTGCAAGTATCCGCCACCGCTGAGGATGCTCTGCGTGGTCGTCGCGCCGTCAAGGTCAAAGGCCACGCGGATCTGCGCCGTTGGGCTTTCGCCGAAGCGGTGCGAAAAAGAGCGGCCGAGTTCGCGTGATCCGGTAACTGCCATTATCCACCCATGATTTCGACGGGGACGGCACCCAAGCGGTCGAGCTTGGCTTCCAGTTTCCGCAACTGGTCAAGTTGCTTCCGGTATTCCTCAATCGCCGGGTCTTCGCGGCCCGTGGCGAGTCGCACTAGTTCCGATGCGCCCTCCTGCGTGCGGATGTCGGCAACCTGGAGCGGCTGCTGTGCGGTGCGGCGAAGGGCCGCAAGCCGGTCTTCCTCAACGCTGGCCCGCTCCTCAATGATTTGCAATTCCAGGTTGCGGATCTCCTCCAGCCGCTTGATGCGGTCGTCGAAGAGTTGCTGCTGCTTTTGAATCGCCGCGTCAAAGCCCTTCGGGTCGATGAGTTCGCCTTCCAGCTGGGCCTTCGCCCTTTCGATCCCACGCTGGAACTCAAGCCCGGCCTGCACGCCCGCTTGGCCAAACTCGCCAGCCTTGGCGATGACGGCATCGAGTTCGTCCTGCGCGCCGCGAATCGCCTGCTGGATGTCGTTGGCGTTGAAGCCGAAGTCGAGCGTGTCCTGGGCGGCGGCCTGGGCCTGGTCGAGAATCTGGAGCCGCCGCATTGCGGCCTTCTCTGCCTCGGCGTCGCCCTTGGCACGGGCCTGCACGATCGCGGTCTCAGCCTCGTCGATCTGCCGCGTGATCGCCAGCAGGTTCTCGGCGGCGTCGCTTTCGTTGCCGAGGCCGTTCTGCCGAATGAAGGCGTCGGCCCGCTGGCGGTCTGCTTCTGCCAGCCGCTCCGCAGCCCGCACGCGATCTTCGGCGGCCTTCTTGGCGGCCTCGGCGGCTTGTTGCTGGGCATCAGCCTCGCGGCCCAGCAATTCGATCTGCTTCTCGAAGTCCTGCCGCGAAGCCGTTACGGCACGGGCCAGTTGCTCCTCGGAGAGCCCGGCCCCTTCGGCGGCAGCGGCCACGTCCTCCAGCGACTTCACGAACCCGAGGAAAGCCTTGGTGCCGTTGTTGCCGAGGGCCGCCGCTTGGGCCTGTGCCTTCTCAAGATCACCGGAAAGCCTGATGGAGCCGTCGCCCGCTTGGCCGAGCGAGTTGACCAGTTCGGCAATCGCTGCGTTCGTGCGGCCCTCTTGGAGCGACTTCGCCATTTGTTCGCGGCTCGCGATGATCTCGCGGTCGAACTTCAGCCGGTCGGCAGACTTCTGGAAGCCCGCCCATGTTTTGTCGTTTGCAACGTCGTCGAGGTCGCGGATGAATCGGTTGAGTCCGCCAATCGCCTCGGCCGTCTCGTCCGCCACGATCTTGCCGAAGCCTGCGAAGTTGGCCGTGAGTTGCCGCTTCAGCCCCTGCGACGCAACGCCGAGCCGGTCCATCGCATCACCGAAGGCGTCGATCTCGGCGCGCTGCCGGTCGGTCAGTGCCCCGCCGATTCGCTCCAAGTCCACCGCAGCGGCACCCAACTGCCGGAACACCGGCAGCAACTCGGCACCGCTCTTGCCGAACAGAGCCACCGCCGTGGCGGCACGCTTCGCCGGGTCGGCAATGCGGGCAATGGCCTCGGCCGACTGCGTGAAGAGCGTCTCGGGGTCGGCGTTCCGCACGTCCTCCGTACTCAGCCCGAGCGTCTTGAACGCAGCGGCAGCGTTCTTGCCGCCATCGCGGGCATCGTCCACTGATCGCAGGAACTTGGTGAAACTGCCGCCGAGCGCCTCGACGCTGTTGCCGGTCTGATTCGCGGCCGTCTCCAGAACCTGCACGAACCCAAACGAGACGCCGAGCCGTTCGGCCAGTTGCCCGAGCCGCTCGACCTCGCCTTCGAGTTGCACGAGCCCACGACCAACGGCCACGGCCCCAGCACCAAACGCAGCCAGCCCGCCAAGGGCCAGCGTCGTCGGATTCACGAGCCCGGCGATGGCGGCCCCGAACTGCCCAATCCCGCCACCATTGGAGAAGATGCGGTTGAGCCCCTCGGCCGCACTGGAAATGCCGGAGAGCCTACCGGCCACGTTGCCAATCGGCCCCGGCAGGACGGCGAGCGTGCCCGCCAGTTCGTTGAAGGCGAGGTTGCCCTTCTTGCCCGCCTGCTCCACGGCGGCGTCGTAGCCCTTCGCGGCAGATTCGGCACGGACGAAGGTTTGCGTGGCCTGGGCCACCAGCGTGTTGAACTGCTGCTGCGTGAGGCTGCCCGCGTTGAGGTGCGTGACGAGCTCCTGCACCTGGTTGTCGTACCGCTCGAGCGGGCTGCGGGCCTGCTCCTGCAACTGGGCCGCACGGGCCGACAGCGACGCACGCTCCTGCTCAGATCGGGCGGCCTGCTCGTTCAGGCCCAGCGACGCCGCAGAGGCTCGGTTGTAGGTCTCAAGACTGATGGCCCCGAGGTCGTACAGTTGGGCGAGCCGCTGCGTGGTGGAAGCCTGCCGCTCCTGAGCCGAGGCAAACTGTTCCGTCAGCCGCTGCCCTTCGGCAAAGGCGGCTGCGGTGCCACTGGCCGCCGTCTGGATCTTCGCAAACTCGTCTGCGAACTGCTGGGCCGTGACCTGCCCCGTCTTCAGGGCCGACGTGAGAAACGCGATGTCGGTGGCTACCTGCCGCTGGGCCGCCGACGCACCGCTCGTGCTGCCCAGGAGCTTGTCGAACAGCGACGCCGACGCGCTCGCCTGCTCGCCCAACTTCTGGAGCGCCCGATCTACCGGCGTCAGGCTCTTCTGGAGACCACTGGCATCTGCCGTGATCTTCATTGCCAAGCCGAGGACGGTAGCCATTACGCGGAGCCTTTCTTCGCCATGCGAGCCTTCGCCTGCTCAATGGCGTCGGCAATCTGGTTGTCGTGCTGCTTCGGCGTCTCGACGGGCACGAAGTCTTCGGCCTTGGGCGTGCGGCCTTTAGGGCAGTATGGCGCAAGAGATGCGGAGGCTAGCAGCCCCGTCTGCCTCCACGGATCGGGCAGCGGCTCAAAGAATCGGTGCATCGCCACCCACTCGGCAAACTCGCGAGAGTCCATCCGCTCTCCGAGCTCGCGGACAGTCATGCCGAGGTGGGCCGCCAGGCGGAACATGAACCGGCGCGTCGGCCTGGCGTTTAGGCTTTTCCCAGTTCTTGCACGTCCTCTTCCGTGAGGGCGTTGTGCTCCATCGCCTTCTGCCAGATGAGGCCCATCACCTTGGCGCTCTTCTTGCCCAGGGCGGCGATGTCCTCGGGCGTGGTGAAGAGCAATTCGCCCTTCTCGTCACAGATGACCTTCTGGAGAAACTTCGTGCGGAAGTTGTCCACGCCGGTCTGCTTCGAGCGGACCCACTCGTTTTCGTAGGCATCCCGCTCGGCCACGCTCATCACACGGATAAAGATGCTGCCGCCCCACGACTTTACCGGGACTTCGAGCAGGCCGAGATCGTCTGCGGCGAGAATTTGCTGCTTGGTCAGCGTCATTGATTAGCTCACGATTTGAAAGGTTGCAGAGTACCGCCGGGCGTCGTTCGCCTGAACGCTGCCGCCCACGCCGGTACATACTGCGAAACCTGTCAAGCCGCCGACGCCAAACGATGCCCGCTGCCCATACGTCGCGCCGATTGGCGCGAACGCCTCGACGGAGAAACTCCCGAGGCTATCGCTCCACGTTCCGCTGCGATCGGTTGGCATGCCGCCGCCCTTCTGCCATGTGACGGAGTAGACCTCCGCCAGTGCAGATCCGCCCCAACTGACGGAAAAGCCTTGCGATGACGCTGCCATTTGTCACCCGATGGAGACGGTGACCGATCCACGCGGAACGTCGTTGACCGCCAGCGTCAGCGAGGCCGCCGTGACCGTCTGGCCTGCGGCGGTCTGGCCGACGAAGAACAACGCCGTGCCCATGTAGTCGATCTGGTATTCCGTGGGCGATCCGCCCGTGGCGTTCGGGTCGGCCAAGGCAGCAATCGTGATCGTGCTGGTGCCAGACACGCCCAGGTGGCTCACGTCAATCGTGTTGTCGGTGGCGGCGATGTTGTTGCCGGTCTCCACGAAGCGCGTGATCTCCGTGAGCGCCACGCCGCACACGGTGAAAGATCCTTTGCCTGCTGCTTGCGAGCTACTTGCCATGTATGCACCTTACGGAACGAGGATGGTGACGGAACCACGCACGGCATCGTTGACGGCGTAGGTGGTCGAAGACGAAGACACCGTGCAGTTGCCAGCGCTGCCAAGAACCGGCAGCGTCACGCTCGTGCTGGCAGACGTGGCGACCTTGGTGCCGAAATACTCAACCGTGACGGAGTACCGAGCCCCGGCAGCACCAGCAGCCCGCAGCGGGCGATTCATTGTCACGATCTGGTTGTCGGAAAGCGTGGTCACGTCGATCGTGTCGTTGCCAGCACCGCCCCCTGCGCCAGAGAACTGCACCGAATAGGCGGCCACGGTGCTGCCGCCGATGGATACCGAACCACTCGAAAGGCTTGCCATTTCAGGTCTCCACCCAGGTCAATGCGTAGTTCTGCGTGACGCTATACACCGGAGGCAACTCCGCCCCGGCCAGCTGCACGAAGTCGTCCGACTCCTGCTCTAGCGAAGCGTTCTGCACCTCCACATTGTTCAAGGTTCCGCCGTACCCATCCAGAACCGAGCGGAACGTATCGGCCACCTCGCGTGCGCCTTCGTAGGTGGTGGCGTAAATCTGCATCTCCATGTTCACAGTCGGCAGGCCCAGCGGCCCGGCGAGCGTCTGCTGCCGCTGGATCGAACTGCGGCGATACACCGCAAACGGCAGGGCCGCCGTGGCGGGGGCCAGCACGGGGTAAATCCGCGTGCCCACGAGCGACGACACGGCCGTGCTCGTCACCAGGGCATTTCGCACAACTTGCTCGGGGCTCTTCAGCGGCATGCCCGCATCATCGCCAGCGGCGGGCCGCCTCTTGCAGTTAGCCCGAGACCGTCTTGCCCGAGAACGTGGCGATGGATTCCAGCGCCCGCTCCAGCGACA